CAGGTCGGTCTTATCTTGCACAACCGACAAGTTCTGGTAACCGCTGATGATCTGCTGGTTGACCAAGGACGACAGACGGGCGTTGCAGACCACCTGAATGTCGGTAACAAGCGAGTCGAGCAGCTTGCGACCGATGAACTGGTTGAGGTCTGTACGGAATATCTGCGAAACGTAGTCCGTGATCGTGGTGACGGTCGGCTCGCTGGTCAGCGGGTTCGACGGATCAGTGGTCTTGTAGTGACGGATGAGCAGAGCGCCGTTGTTGTTCAACAGGCAGGTCAAACCATCCGCAGCCATCGAGTCCATTGTCGGATCGTCGTAGGTCACGAGCAGGCGGCTGAAGCCAACCAAATTCTGGAACGTGAGGGACTGAGCCACATCGTTCGAGGGGTTTGCGTTCAAGCCCATCATGGCGGCTGCCATGAATTCGCCGCTTACTGCGTATTCCACCGACACACCCGTATTCGGGTTGGTGATGAGGATACCCGCGACTGGGGCACCGATTGCGATCATGCGCTTGTTTGCCAAACCACGGGCGTTTGCACGCATCGTGGCGGGCGTCTGGAACTGGTCGTAGCCGACGAAGCCGATAGCCTCGCCCTTCTGACGAACGTTCGCCTGAGTCGTCAACTGACGGCTCAAGAACTGGTGCACTGTCGGGTCGGTGCTCAGAGGGCAGATGATGTTTGCCTTCGTAGTCTGACCGGGCAGGGCTACAGTGAGGGTTTGAATCGCGTTCATGAAGTCTTGCGAGGTTCCCTGATTGGTGCCCGGAACCACTGGGACTTGGATGACGCCGAAGGTCTGCACGCCGTTCGCGGCCATCAACTGGATGGCGAGAGAGACGCGATTGACCGTGTTCGGAGCCCCGTAGTTGGCGTAAGCAACCTTCGGATCGGTGTACAGCTTGATCGCGTAGTCTGCGGCGGTCTTGTTGACCGTGAACGAGACGTAGTAGAACTCACCGATGCTCGGATCGTTACCCGACTTGTTGAACGTGCTGACAATCACAGAGTCGCCAGCGGTCGAACCGAAGTCCGAAATGACCGTGGTGTCGAGACCCTGAATTGCGATCAGGTTGTTAGCTTCCGCAGGAGCAATACCCGGCGTACCTGCGTGGCGGACGGCTGCGTTTGCCCCCGTTGCATCTGCCTTCACCGTGTAAGTGAGGGTGTCACCGACACTGAAGTTGTAAGCCGATGGGATGCTTGGCACACCGTATGCGGCGTGGTCGGCGGGGTTGACAATCGTCACACGGAACCCAGTTGCAAGGTCCTCGTAGGTCTGATCGAGGTAGCCGATGCTGTTGATCGAGCCTGAACCCTTCAATAGGTTCGAAGAAACCGTGTAGCTGTGTGTGACTGGAGCGGAAATCGCGTTGGTGCCGCCCGCCAGATTCGTAGCGCCCGTTGTTGCGGCTTGACCTGAGGTCGTACCCGTTGCAACGCAGAGAACCTGTCCGCCATCAATTGTCTCGCCAGATGGGAACAAAGCTGCGATCTGAGCAAGAGTCAGTGGAGTGCCAGCCCAGTTCGAATAGATGGTAACGATGTCGCCGTTGACCACGATTGGATCGGGGTTCAAGTCCGTCGCATCGATTACAATCTGAACGAGGTTGCCGCCCGTGCCCGGGGTCGTCGCCGTGAAGGTCAGATGACCCGCACCTGCGTTGAAGCTCAGGGTCAGAGTTGCTTGGACTGCGGGGACGAGGATCGCATTGCCGTCATTGTTGAAGGTTAGTGTGACTGTCTCGTCAAGTGCCGCACCTGCCTGAGCCTGTGCGTCGGAGAAGTCGTTCGGGTAAACCACGCCCGTAGCGTTGAACGGACCTGATTGAGCGACCGAGTGACCAGTAAATGTCACGAGCGGAATCACTCGGTCAAGCTCATCGGTGATGATGAACGTGCCGAGACCAGCGTAGCCCGGATTGACGACCGTGATGCTGTACTGATGGTCGGCCAACTGGCTACGGTAGTACGAAGCGTACACGTTGTTGCCCGCCGCTGGGGGATTGTACAGGGTCACAAGCTGGTTGTCGCCAGAGAGTTGTGCTACCTGCTTCGCACCGCCCAAGTAGGCTTCCAGAGGATCGGAGCCGACATAGACCTGAACCAATGCTGGGTTGTCGGTCGCAACAGAGAGACCGCTTCCGTCAGTTGGTACGTCTGGGATCGAGAAGACCGAGTTCTTGCCGTTTACAGCGCCAGCCAACGGCTGGAGGTAAACATGGTCGTCACGTAATGCGCTGACGACTTCGGCAGGAGTGAAGTTCGCGGATTCACCAGCAGCCGATTGACCGATAGCCGAGGATACCGAAGCACCCCAGTTGATGGTCTGAAGCTTGGTCCCATCCGAGGCAGTGATGGTGCCGAGGACGTAATCCGTTCCCTGAACAAAGTCTGCACGGTTCGGGCCGAGACCAACTTGCGTGATCGAAGCGACGTTCGCCGCTGGGATCAGATCGAAGGTGTTCTGCCACGTGTTGAAGTAGTATTGGATCGTGAAGGACGTTGTGGTCCCACCCAACGCTACGGGTGCGGAAACAGGCGAAGCCAGCGTGAAGGTCCCCGCTGCGCCGTTCAAAGCCGCCACTGGGACATTGTTGCCGTTCACCTGAACGATGATCTTGGTCACATCGGTCGTAACCACGCCGCCGTTGGTGCCATCGACGATGGGGGTGTGAGAAACTTTGAACACAGTGTTGCTGTTGCCGCCGTGCCCGAACGTGAATGGCTGGGCTGCGCCCGCCGTCAGCGGAGCACTGAGATTACCCGTGGTCGTTGTGACCGTCAGGTAACCACCATCGAGCGTCGGAATACCGACGTTGATGAGGCTGACGAGATCGAGAAGGGTACGTGTACCAGTCGGGCTCGTGATGTTGATTGCGATGGCGTCGGTGCCTGCACCACTGACAGCCGAAGCGTCGGGGACAGGGGAGCCAGCAACGAACTGGAGCGTGACGAGGTTACCAGTCAGGCCCGGAACTGAAAGACCCAACACAACGGTTTGAGTTCCCGGAGGCGAGCCGCCTGCGTCGGAGACTGTCAGGGATGCTGTGCTCGGAACCTGAGGCAGAAGATTTTCTGGGACGTTGTACGGAGCCACACCGCCGATGCCGATGAACGTATCACCACGCTTGAAGAAGTAGGTGATGAGAAGTTCATAGCCAGTGGGGATGATGAGTTGCGTTGTGAACTGACCTGTCGCACCGTTCAGCGAGATGACCGTTACGGGAACGACGTTGCCGCTCGGATCAATCGACTCGACTTGAACAGCGGAAGGCGTGTTCGTGATGGTGCCTTTGCCAGAACCGTCTGTGACGGGATAGAAACTCGTCTGGAAGGTGCGGGTCAACCCTGTGACTTGGTTCGAGATGTTCTCATTGACCGATTGGTCATCCTGAACTGAAGAGGAACCACGGAACAGTTCAACGTTGTTTCTGTTGAAATATTGCTGACCTTCACCGATAATCACGGGAATACGGGCAGTCCCCAGCGTGGGAGCCGAACTGGTCTGGAGGATTACGTTGGTGTAAACGCCCGGAGGTGCGTAAGATGTGAACAGTGCCATGGGTTTTCCCTCTTAAAAATTGACTTCAATCTAGGAGACTGGAAGTCGATTTCTCTCGTTAATCTAAGATTTTCAGCCCTTACTTTCCGTTTGTCGGGACAAAATCGAGCGGCCTGTTATGGGCTTTGTACTCGTCCTGTCCAACTTTCGTCAGTGCGGGTTTGCCGCTTTCCTTCCGAACCTTGTCACGAACTTCTTGCCGTTGATGGATGCGATCCCACCGCTTTTCAGCGTCACGCCCAATTGCGACATCCAGAGAGGAGTTGCTCATCCCACTCGTTGCCACGTATGGTGCGTAGATCGTTTGCTCGCACCGCTTGCCGCACTTCGGACATTTCTTGTAGCTCGGCTGCTCTCCAATCGGACAAAGGTGCTCCAGAACGAGGTCGCAGTCGTGACACTTGAATTCGTAAATCATTGAAAACTCCCCAGAAAACGTCTCTGATTGTGGCTTCTAAAGTCCATTTTTCCTCTTACACATAACTCGGAATGAACATCGTCGCGCCAAATGCCGTTACTCTCGGCGTAGGCTGGAGGTTCCCAGCGAAATTGCCCGTCACTGGCTTGTTGGTGATTTCGAAACTGACCAACCTCGTCACCAACGGCTTGTACACCTTCCAATCGGCTGAGGCCGTCACGGTCACGTTGTTGATGTAGTTCGACGCCGTACCCGAGGGATCGCGAGACTCTCCCACGTAGTCGCGGGTCGCCTCAAAGATCGTTAATCCATCTGCCTCTACATTCTTACGGCTGGTAATAAGGAGGTGCTGCTTTACCATCTCGGCCAGATCGGATGAGGTCTGGAGGTCGTTGGACTTGATTTCGAGCG